GCTCTTCCGATCTCTCAATCCGTTATCGCGATTCGCACGTACCCATAGGCGTTCTTTTCGGACGGTCCACGCGGCACCTGCGAGCTTCTGGAACTCGCGTGAAGACACTTCCTCGTTACGATCTACTGGCATACCGAGTCCGTGCCACGGTGTATCGCTACGATCAGCGAAACGATACGCCATTGTTTCTACGTTAGCTGGCATGTGCGTCGTCTCCCTCTGGCTCGTTTCATTGTGCGTCAAGCGGTGGCCGCGGTTCGATAATCGCAAGCTCCGGTGCAGGAAGTGCAACAGGTGCATTGAGTGTATTCCATCCCTTGCGACGGAAGTACTCAATAAGTACAGCGTGAAGACGCGAACCCTTCACGCCTACATCGTAGTTCTCACACAGTTCATACGAGATTTTAATCTCGCCATGAACACGTCCAGACACTTTGATGTCGAGTGTCATGTGTCCGATGTCCTTCGCATCGAACTCGTTACGCAGTTCCATCGCTGCTTCTTTGAGTACAGCGTGTAGCTTATCAAACATTAGTGACATGTGTGTTCCTCTTGATTTCTTGGATTCGTTTCCATATCAACCAACGCTGTTTCTCTCGCCAGCGTTGAATGATCTTTGTATTCGCGTATGCGTTAGGTAGACTTGCTAGTCTGCGACTCTCTTCCTCCAATGATGGGATGTGAAACCATACATCGTATGGGCTAGGCGTTCCTCTCTTTACGCTTGTTACTCCCGCAACGCGCGGTAGTGCAGTTTCCATTCATGACCCCGCTCATTTGTAGTTAGTGCTGCGTCTTGCCGAGTTCGGAGAGTATCTTGGAATGCGTGTTGTACACGTAGTTCCAACCCTTACCAGCTAGCCCTGTGATCTTTAGCACAGTCACGAATGCTTGATACTTGCGAAGTGTCTCTTCTGCAGAGATGAGTGATAGCGCGAGTAGTGCTACGTCGCTATCTTCTTTAACATCCTTGGCACCACTAATGTCAGGATCAACATCAGCACACTTATTGATTGCATCAATGAATGTCTGCTTGTTCTTCTCAATGTGATTCATGAATGCTGATACTGCATTCGATGTTATCATACTGAGTGGCTGGAATAGTTTATCTAACTCAGCCTTCGCCTCTTGCTCTGTCATGGTCTCACCATGTTCTTGAATGCAGGAACGTTATAAGTTACGGTGTCCCCGTTACCGTTTGTGAATTCTCGCTGTTCTACGTACTGTTCGCAGTCGTAGTACGCATCGAGTTCGCTGTGATTAGGTGTGATTGTTTTGCCGTGGTCGTCTCTGTTATATTTCTCAATGCGGCAACGGCTCGCTCGCATTGGTGTCGCTATGCCAGATAGCATATGCGAATACACGCGATTGCGTGTGTGAGGATCGCTCTTATCGTATGAGATATAGCGCTCTGCTGCGCTATTCATAATGGCAACACTGTTGCCGCGAGCTTGTCTGCTCATTCTTAGTTCCCCCGTGTTAGATCTGAATGTAGCATGGAATTGAAGCTAGTGCAAGCTACGAGGCGTAGCCGAGTCTCATGATGATGCGTATTCGCGTTCCTACTCGTCGTGACAGTATCCATCACAGAATATGCTGTTTGTGCAGTATGCGATATCATAGCCAAGTGACCAAAGCCACTCCTCGCGTGTTTGGTTGGAGTATTCGAGTGTGCATTGGAATAGAGCTTCAAAGAGGATTGCTCTGGCGAGATTGCGTGTAGTCATGTAAAGTCAGCCCCTCCAATGGGCCTTGATACTACGTAGAAAGGTACTTACTGACAAGGGGAAAGTGCAGTGGATACTACACTTTCCGAGTTTGTGAGGTTTTGTGAGGCTACGTGTAGTGCCTCCAAGAGCTACGCTTCATGCGTTGCTTGATGCGGTATGCTGTCGAGTGACGATACGCATTGTATCTGTCAATTGTGTAGCATATCGCGAGTGCAGCGAATCCTGCGCATAGTGCGAACGCGCAGATTGCTAGTAGATAGAGAGATGGCACGTTCATGCAGACTGTTTGCATGTTACTCATCCACTTCATCAATGCCGAATGTGGGTCTTGATCCACAACGCCAGTATACAGCGTATGGCCAATACATGTAATACTTCCCAAGTTGGAAGCCCCATGATGTTGCACCACGTTGGAACATTATGAAACGCATCACCGTGCCCTCTGTGTATAGAACACTGCGTGATGTTCTTTCTCCAACACACGCACATGCTCAGTGAGTTCAACACGCGTGCAATGGACAGTCTGCGAGAACGTGCGACCGTCCACCTTGCCGTAGATGTAGTACCAATTAGGCACGCTCGGATCAGTACGCGATGTGCCTTTGGTGAATGTGTTGTCGAGTGAGCTACGCATTGCGCGGCCTCATCAACAAATACTCAAGCGTCTCACTATCGCGAGTTGTGCGATTGTGATCGTACGCGGACATGATGTAGCCTTGTAGTTCCTCGTCATTTGTAGGAGGAAACTTTGGCTTTGCAATACGTCCGTCCACGCCTCGTGAATCATCAGCGAAGATGATTGAACCATCATTGCATACGCGCGCACGGATAGATTGCCCATTGGCCGTATAGAGACGGCCTGTATTGAACACAATTTCTTTCATGTGAATATCTCCTTTCACTCAATCATTATACCATAGGTAGCTATATAATGCATCCTAGCGTGAGCGTCTGAGTAATCGCGTTTGCACACGCGTCATAGCAGCGAGCGATGTATACGGATTGGCGGGCGGGCGATGCGCCCTCGCTGCATCTAGACAATAAAAAACCCCGCACCGTTTCCAGTGCGGGGTTGTTGTGTTACTTGACGTTGACTATCACACCGTCGCGCGCCTCACATTGCGCGTACCATTTGTGCGGCTTGGGATAGTGCGGTCCCTCTAGATAAACCGTGCCGTCACGTGGCGCGGCGAACATGCCGCCCGGTTGATAGAAGGTGACACGCTCGCCGGCTTTCACTGCGGTCACTAACTCTTTCTTTGTCTGAAAGTTTCTAGTCGCGTACGCCATAGCCTTATCTCCTACATTCGATTGAGAGAAAAAAAAGGATGCGGGAATTTAATCCCGCATCCCTTTAGATCGACGCGACGATGATAAGTATCAGCAGTATCATCGCCGCGCCTATCCATGCCTTCATGCTGCCGCCTTGTTCGCCGCCTTGAACGTCGCGTCATACGCTGCCCGTTCCTTTTCGACGGCGGCCAAGAATTCCTTAGCTAGCTTCGTGCTGATGCGGAATCCCTTCCGCTCACCGTTGGACAGTTCATTGACTGTCGTCATCGCCAGCTTAAGCAACACGTCATCGTCGCTTAGTCCGGCAGCGTCCATTGACTTGCTATCCCACTTGTCGATTTGCGTCGCGAGATTAGCAATCGCGATGCGCGGGACAACGTTGCCGTTGGCAGCGCGGTCATTGGGCTTACGCTTGATGCCCTTTGCCACGAGTGTGTCCATGCCAGCTTGCGCCAGCATGGTGAGCCGAAACTTACCGGCCTTGCCCGATATAGTGTGCTGCGGCTCTTCACTCTTCCTGATGCTTTGCTCTTTCTTCAAGTTGAGAAAGAGACGATGCATCGTTCCGTCATTGTTGTTGCGTCCGACCCAAAGCGATTCACCATTCTTACTTGCGGCGATGTCATTCCAGTCCGCAGCCACGTCATCGATACGTACGACAATGGCGGCGCCCATCTTCACAGCAGTTACGCGCTGTTGAATGGGGGAGTTTTCATTCTGGCGAGAGTAACTGTCCATGTCCTCGCCAGCGGTGCCCGCTTCTGCCGTCAACTTGAACAAGTCAACGTCAGCGCGCGGCGACTTGTGTTCGTTGGCGATTGTCGAAAAGAAATCCCATCCTGCCTTGACGGCGTTAGGGTCTTTCTTCGCGTCGGCGTTGACGTTCATGCAATGACGCACAAACTCTGGATACTTGTCAGCGTCGGCGCTTTCCTTCGCAGACTTAGCAAGCATCACAATCGACACGTACACACCGGCGCGACCCTCTTCGAGATTTACTTGCGCCTTGCCGATACGGTCCAACGCGCGGGCAAGCTGCTCAGAGTGCGGGTTCACATTTGAATTAGCCATGACTTCATCTCCTATTGAAATGAACGCGCACGAAAACACGCGCAAGCGGAATGCTTGCGATGCTGTGAACGTTCACGATGTCAAAGAACAGACGGGCGCTGTGTCGCCAGCGATCAACCCCGGCAGGCATCACATACACAACGCCCATACACATAATCGCATTTACACAACGCTAACGCAACCTCACGCGTGCATCATATAAACGCGTTTGAATATACGTAATAACATAACACGTTATGTGATTCCAAACATAACGAACAACGCAACGCGCAATGTCAGCAACAACACGCGCCGACACCGCACGCGCACGTTGCAATCTCACACACAGCACAACCACCCCCCGCCAAATCCAAAATCACTTGACAGGGCGCGGCCGAAGCGGCAGCGTAGGGTCAGCATTCTGCACACCGCGAAACAATACGAACACGTGCGAAGAACCGTCCCCCCCGTCGCAACAAAACGGGTAGTGATGGGTGGTGCGTGTTGTTAGTGTGTAGGAGTGTGTAGATGCTACGATGCGAAGTGCGCATGTAGTCAGCGGCCCAACGCTTCGCGTTGGGGAATGCTATTGAGGCGTGTCGTCCGTGAGCATTGTCTTGTATTCAACTAGCTTCGCACTCATGCGGCGAGCGTAGTCAATACCTTCATCGCACAGCTGCACAATGCGCGGGTCATTGTGTGCGAGTGCTATTTCACGTATCTCACCGAGCACGTCGCATATCGGACGGTGCCGTTTTAAGTAAGAAGCGGGCATGTGAGTGTCAGCCTATTGACAGTGCGCGCACCTTATATATAGTAGGCCCGTGGGCCTGCTCATGGTCCCCCCGGTGCGCTTTTGGATATGGTAGCATACTAAAAAGCACACGTCAACTTCACAAGCACGTTATAATAGGGCAGTCCCTCACGGAGTAGTACAATGTCACTTACAGTGCCTACAGTTACAGGCTATTCAGGATTCTGGGCGAACATTCTCGTTCCATCGCAAGGACCGGGAACGTATTCGATGAGTGCATCGCAGGTGCGTTCGTCTAGCTCGAAGTTCATCTCACGCGAAGTGCGCGGCGGCGGTACTCGCGATGTACGCGGTGCTCTCGCTGCATTGATCGGTGCGGCTGCTGGTGGTGCTGCATTGAATCAGTATCGTCGTCGGCAAGGACCGGCAGGACCGAGTGAGACAACGCCAATTGCAACAGGCTTCGGTGATTTCGGTGGTAACATCACTATCGAAACAGTGTCTCCTATCAATCGTGTCACTACTGCTGCTGACGTGACAGAGTTGAAGAAGTGGTTCGATGCGACGTTGCTTGAAGCTGGCATTACATATCCCACTGTTGCAGGTAATAACCTAGCAGCGGGAATGCAAGTCGGGGGAACTGGACGCTTCTAGCGTTCGGTGAATGCGGTGCGCTGGTCGCTTGTTGCTATAGCCCTTCTAGCAACAAGCGCCAGCGCATTTGCACATGATGGATATGAGAATCTACGCGATAGTCGCGGTAACTCATGCTGCAATGATGCAGACTGTCGTGCAGTACACGCACGTGTAGATAGCGAAGGCGATTGGGAAATATACGTGAAAGAACTCGACAAGTACGTGCGAGTTCCTTCACATGCAATTCTCAAAACGCGAATGTCCGATGAACGCTGTCATGCATGTTACAAGTTCATCAAAGGATACTCACTTGCATTCTACTGCTTCGTACCATGTGACGTGAAAATATAATGGACATCATCGACACTGTGAAGAATTCCACACTCGAATCATCGAGGATGAAGAAGATGCCGAGCAAAACTCCTGCACAAGCACGACTTATGGCTGCTGCTGCACATACTCCCGGTGGATATGGTGGAGTGTCGCAGAAAGTTGGGAGAGATTTCAACTCTGCGGATAAGGGTAGTAGTATGTTACACGATGCAATGAAGAATCGTGCACGTGTGCACAAGATGGGTAAGCATCAAGGTCCACCGGATGAAGCAACTGAATCGAATCGCGAGAAAGCACGTGAGAAGCGTCTAGGCATTCCGTAGGAGTTATCATGGATCAAGCACTACTCAGTCAGTTGATTAAGTCATACGGTGCTGCTGACACACCTGAGAACACGAATCGCATTCGTGAATTCTACGGCGCGAATCCAGATCAAGCGGAACGTCGCGTCATGGGAATGAAGGGTTCGCAAGGACAGCAAGGCGCTGGTGGACGTGATGATATTCTCAATGCAATGCTTGATAAGTACATTGCACCGCAAGTAGCGCAAGCTGTACAAGCGCCAGAAGTAAGTACTGGTAATGTGTACGAAGCTCCTACTGGTGGGGGTAAAGCTGCACCACTTGTAAAGACAGAAGGTGCAATGCCGACTCCATTAAATACTGGCCCGCTTCCTCCGCGTGACGCTACTGCCGCTGAGAAGGGTGGTTCTGGTTGGGAATGGTTGCTTGCTGCACTTGGCGCGCGTGCCGCTGCTGATCCGACTGTGCGAGCGTTGCCAACGCCTGAGCAACAGAAGATGCTTCCCGCTCCGCAAAGTTCTACGTCACGTATGATTGAGAACTACAATAAAGACAATCCCCGTCTCACGTATCAACCGAAGCTAGAGAATCAAGGTCCGGTAGAAGTACGTAATAGTCCCGAGCTAGAAGCAAAGGGACAAGCGAACGCTGAGAAGTATGCGCAATTAAAGAGTGAAGTGGATGCAGAGAATGCGTCTCGCGCAACTGCGGATGAAGCTGCGGCACTCAAGCTGCAAGAGCAAATGCGTACACAGAAACTACTAAAGGCCGCACGTGCAGCAACTGGAAGACGGTAATACCAAGTTAAAGCTGCCTGACGGTTCGTTGCTAATGGCTGATGGCACTGTCATCAAGCCACATCAAGCAACACAGACAGCGGTAACAATAGGACGTGAGATTCAAAGTGGTCGTGCTGCGGCGCGTACGTTGAAGCGTGTTCACCGTCAACTCGGTGATCTTCCAGAAGGCGACACAAAACAACTAAACGCGATTGCTGCGATTCTCATGTACACGGGAGTAGGACTCAGCGATGATGATATTGCTGTCACCTTGGGGACTACCTCCGATGTTGTGGGACGGATACGAGAGCTTGACGCTTATCGACAGTTATCAGAAATGTTCGATAGCGCCGTATTCGATGATGCCAAACGGACTGCGGCTCACATACTCGCCAACGCCAGTGCTAGTGCCGCTGACAGAATGGTTGGATTCATGGAGTCCCCCAACGAGCAAGTCGCATTAGTAGCAGCGCGGGAAGTTCTCAAGACGAACGGCATCTCCACAGAACACGCTACCGGAGAGAAGAAGAGCGGATTGAATATCAAGATCGTCCGCAAGGGTGAGAAGAAAGACGAGACTATTACTGTGGAGTTACAACATGCCTCCTGATCCATATATCAATTACACAGGAACGTCATCGTTCCCAATCAAAGCTGCGACGAAGATTCGTAAGACTGTTGAGAGTACGCCTCTCTTGACAGTGACCAATGCGTATAAACTCGTGTTCCCTGAGAACGCACTGCGTAAGGGATTCGCTATCGAGAGTGCTGTATCGAATACCACGAAAGTGTACGTTCGCTACGGCACAACCGGACCAGAATGGGAACTCTCTGGCGGCGGTAGCTTTGGCCGCGATGTTAAGACAGGTAGCGTATTCACAGGCGAGCTTTACATGAAGGGTGCTTCCGGTGGTGAAGCATTCATCGCAGAGGAATACTAGAATGAAGCGCATTACCGCACTATTACTCGCGCTACTGTATAGTACGGTTGCGCTCGCTCAAGGTCCAGTCAATCCGGGTGGTGGTGGTGCGGCAGGTGTAACTGCATCTGGTACGCCGTGGACGTTGGCAGGTACGAGTGGACAGACATACACACTTCCTACTGCAACATCCACGCTCGCGATACTTGGAGCGAATACGTACACAGGTACGCAGACATTTGCGGATGCTGGTACATGGAGTGCAACAGGCATTACACTTGGAGCGAATCTTAACTTCAATGGTACTAATGCCAATTCTATAGCGAATATTGCTTATAGTGGACAGCTTGTGGGAACGACATCACAAGCAAATGCTATAGCTGTTGGTCAAAACGGCACAACGACGCCTGCATTCAGAGTTGATGCTTCAACTGCTTCGCAAACAGGTGGATTAAAGATTACAGGTAGTGCATTGAATGGCACTGTTGCTGTAGCTGTTACTGACACATCAGGCAACACGAATCTAACAATCAATGCTCTTGGTACAGGCACGATTGGCATTGGTTCTGTATCTACTGGTGCTGTTACTATAACACCAAATGTCACGCATAGCGGGACGACTACGCTTGCAGGTGCGATTGCACAGACATCTGGCACTGCATTTTTTGCTTGCACAACGACAAACTCAAGTGACACGTTTACTTGCACAGCGTCTCCAGCAATCACAGCGTATACAACGAGTGCGATCTATCTAGTCAAGTTCAACGCTGCGAACACGACGACGACGCCGACTATCAATATGAACACGCTAGGCGCTAAGACGATTGTGAAGCGTGCGTCTACTGCACTCGCTGCATCTGACATCACAGCGAATGGATACTACTGGCTCATCTACAACGGAAGCACTATGCAGATCGTCAACCCAACAGTCAACTAGGAGTACGTCTTGAAGAACACACTATTCGTACTCGCGCTGCTCATTGCTCTTCCAGCATTTGCACAGCAGGAAGAGTCGAACGGCGTGAAGTATCTCATCAATCGCATCTCTCAACTTGAACAATTCGTGAAGCAACTCATCGACGTGAATGATCGACAGACAAAAGAAATCGAAGCACTGAAGAAGTACAAAGAAAACTCTTGGCTTCCATGACAATCAAGACGTTTGAGTTAAGTGAAGAAGACAATCCGTGGCAGCTTGGTTTCTTTGAATGTCGCGACGAGATTGCAGGATTCACAGGAGGATTCGGTAACGGCAAGACATCCGTGATGGGTGTTCTTGCTTGTTACATTGCAGAGAACTACGAAGGTGCTCGCGTACTCGTAGGTCGTGCAACACGTCCGAAGCTAGAAGATAGCACGAAACCAGAGATTATGAAATGGGTTCCAGAGGATAGTGTATCGCGTTGGCCGTCTGAGCGTTATAACAATATCGAATTCAAGCGCACGGACTCACGAATAGAATTCCGTCACGTACGACAAGAAGGCAAGGGGAAGGGAGAAGAGCAGAGTAATCTACTCTCCGCTACGTACGATGCAATCTTCATCGACCAGATGGACGACCCTGAATTTTCTTACAAAGATTTCGCTGATCTATTTGGTCGTCTTCGTGGTACTGCTAAATATATTGGCGATGATCCGTCTTTTCCGCGATATGGACCACAGTGGATGCGGTTCGGTGCAAATCCAACTCGCAACTGGCTCTACCGGGAAGTGTGTGGACCGTATTTTCTATATGAAAAGACCAAACTAATCACGCCGAAGTTGCTCACTGACCCTGAAACACGCAAGCCCATCATTCGCGTGTTCAATGCTCCAACAGAGGCGAACAAGAAACACACAGGAGAACGATTCTCAAAGCGTATGCAGATCGTGTTCCGCGGCGCTATGTACGATAGATACGTGAAAGCGAAGTGGGACGCATATGAGGGTCTTGTATATCCTGATTATAACGACACTGTTCATATGGTGGAGCATAGTGATCTTACTAAGTATATCAAAGCACAGCTTGCAAATGACGCTCTCGGCATTGTCGAAGGTTACGACTACGGCCAGATCGTTCCTTCATGCTACGGTCTCGCGTTTTACAACGATGTGGGCGACATTTTCCTCACGGATGGCTTCTATGAACCCAATGCGTTGGTTAAGAAGCAAGCGAAATGGATAAAAGAGATACGGAATGAGTGGCAAGTCATTCCGATTGAACCGATATTCGCTGATCCACAGCTATTCAGAAAGACGAATGCTCAAAAGGAGACAGTAGCAGAGAGCATCACGTCGATGTTCGAGACCGAAGGCATAGTAATGCAACGTGGTGCAAGTGATATTGCATCTGGCATTGAGAAGATGGGCACGTATCTCGCAATCGACGCGATGCACATGCATCCAGTTCATAAGACATATGGTGCGCCTCGCTTCTTTGTCTCATCCAAGCTCGACTGGTGGCACAACGAGATAGCTGACTACTACTGGAACAAGAATATAGCAGGCCAGAACGTAGACAAGCCAATGGATCGCAACGATCACGCTATGGATATGTCAAAGTACATGCTCACGAAGCGTAGTCGTGTTGTCGGTTCTATCCAACGCAAGCGCAGAATCATAGACCCACGTGTATTCAATTGGTCCGAAGTCGAAGATGATCGACGCGGGCATATTCTTCCGAGGCACATGTAATGGCACTTCCTCCACTGCCTACTGACCAGCAACAGACGCCGCCTACGAGTGTGGATGCGAGCGTGAATGAGTCAATTCGTCAAGTTGGCGGTGACTTGCCGCAGGAAGTTGTGAAAGCTCCGCGTCAAGAGATATACAAACTCGATCCGACTACGAAAGTACCTGTTTCTAAGTACGAAGGGAACACTTGGAAGGGTCGTCGTGACGCTGGACGCAAAGCTGTGTCTCATTTGATTGATGGATGGGAAGAAGCTGAGTACTACTACGACAACGCGCAGCAAAATCATCGCAAGCAGACACAAGGAAACAAGGCAGGCACGCGAAATTACGGCAAGGATCGCCGTGACTCGTTCTCCATGACAGAGAACATCGTGTACGCGACTGTCAATGCCGTCATTCCCAACGTGTACGCTAAGAATCCGTCAATCGAAGTGACAATGACGGACCCGAGTGCAGAGCAAATGGGACTTGCGCTCAAGCGTCTTGGAAATCGCATCATGGAGATGCGTGCTGCACCCGGAATCAACATGAAACCCAAGATGCGCAAGTGTATCATGCGCACTGAGGTTACAAATGAAGCGTGGGTACTTCTTGGTTGGACACGAAGAGAAGATTCCGCGGATGCTGCTCGCGAAGACATTAAAAGAATTGGCGAAGAGCTTGCGAAAGCAGAAGACCAGAAAGAAATTGAGCGTTTGGAAGGTGAGTTACTTGCGCTCGAAGAATCAATTGACTTGCTTGATCCTCCCGGCCCGTTTCTCAAAACGCTTAGGAGTGTAGACGTACTTGTTGACTCAGATGCGCTAGAAGATGACTTCTCTGATGCGAATTGGAAGATGGTCTGCGTCATGGAGAGTACTAAGTACTTGAATGCGCGGTATCGTCAACGAAAAGGCGATCCCAAGAATGGCGAATTCGTCTCCGCATACGAGGCATCTCATGTCGTCGATGCTTCGCAAGCAAATGCAAGTGCTTCTGCAACACAAGAGCAAATTGACAACTTCAAACTATTTGACAGTGGTAAAGATGATCCAAAGTCTTACGGATACAGTGACCGAGAATCGTACGAACGCGCTAAACGCACAGCAGTCTGGTACTGCTTCGACAAGGTTAAGAGACGGTTCTACATGTATTCGGAAAAAGACTGGACGTGGCCGATTTGGGTATTTGAAGACCCGTATCACTTCCCCGACTTCTACCCGCTAGAGCGTTTGCAGTGGCATCCGTCGCCCACGTCTCCACGTACGCGCGGTGAAGTGAGTCATTATCTCGACCAACAAGACGAAATCAACATCATCATTGATGAATTGAACCGTGCTCGTGTTGCAATGCGCGATAAGACGATCTTCAATTCACGTGTGTTGAGTACGAAGGACGTTGAGGACATCCTACTCAATCCGAATAAGAAATTCCAAGGTGTCGCTGTACCAGATGGACACAAGTTGACCGACCTCATCATGGGTCCGCCACAACCGAATCTGGAATTCAAACACTTGTGGGACAAAGAGCCAGCAAAGGCAGCGGTAAATATGCTGTCTGGACTTGGCGAAGCGATGCGTGGTGAGCAATTTAAGACGAACACCACGAACCAAGCAATTCAAGAATACTCGTCCGTCTCGAATACGCGTCTCGATGAAAAGCGCGACGCAGTTGAAGACTTCATTGGCGCTATCATGTGGAAGATTCTGTTCATGTGCTTGCAGTTCATGGAAGCGGATATGTTCAATGAATTGACAGGTGGACAGTTCCAAGACATGCAATGGCAACAGATGCAGCCACAGGACATTCGACACAAGGTGCAATGCCGTGTGGAAGGTGGCAGCACACAGAAGCCAACGAGTGCGGTGAAGAAGCAAGAAGCACTCCAGATGGGACAGATTCTCGGACAGTTCGTGCAATCGTCTCCTGTCGCGTTGCTTCTTGTACTCAAGATATTCCAGCGTTCATTCGATGGCTTCACTGTGAGTAGTGAGGAAATCGGAATGATTATGCAGAGTATTCAAGGAAGCCTGCAACAGCAGCAAGCAGAAACACAGAATGCGCAGGCTGGAGCACAGGGACAACAAGACGACGCGAAAGAAGAAGCAGCCGTGAAAGAGATGGTTGCGAAAGGAATGCCCGAAGCAGAAGCGCGCAAGAGAGTACAGCAGGCACAAGCTGCTGCACAGTCACAAGGACCGCAGAGCACACACTAGGAGTTAGAACATGGTCGAGAACGATGTAATTGAGAATGAAGAGACACAACAGAATGATGTTCAGCAAATCGAACAGTTTTCCACAGGTGATAAGAAGTGGGACGACATCATTGATCGTGCGGCTGATCTAGGTACAGGTGATGATAAAGGACAGAAACAGCAGACGCAACAGACCACCACCGGAAAGACAACTGACAGTACGCAGCAAGACGGTGCAAAGCAGCAAGTCGATCCGAAAACCGGAAAGGCTCCCGTTGCTGGCGACGGACAGAGCACTACTGAAAATCAAACAGTTCAACCGACTCGTACGTCTGCGAGAAAGTTCGGAAATCTATTCCAATCCGACACAAACGGAAACATCTACGACGCGAACGGCGCGCTGATTGCACGTCAAGGTGGACAGCGTGCGATCTTCCATCGTCTCTGGCCGACTATCGAAGCACAGTCGCGTGAACTAGGCGGACTTCGTTCGCGTATTGAGAATTACGAAAGCGCAAACGCACTCGCGAAGAAAGAAGGACTCACACTAGACGAACACGGCGCTGCATTGCAGATGTTCGTGCAATGGAAGCGTGATCCTGTAAAAACGATGAATACCCTCTTGACCCTTGCCGAGCAAGCTGGTAAAGATGTATCGTCAATCCGACAGGCACAGGGACTAAGCGCAGCCGACCTTCGCAGCACCGTGCAAGAGATTGTCGGAGAGGCAATCAAGCCGTTCTCATTCCTAACAGAACAGCAACGCGTTAATCAAGAAGAACAACAGCTACACGACGAAGTTACAAATGAATACAATGCGTTCATGGAAGATTTCCCGGACGCGCGTGTACACGAAGATTCAATCGCGAATGTCATGCGTGACAAGGGATTGTCTCATCGTGAATCGTACTTTGCAGTACGCGCTTTCGCGGCAGAGCGTGGACTCGATTGGACTAAGCCGCTCGCTCCGCAGTTGGCTGGAAACGGTCAGCAACGGAACGGACCTTCCGGTGTTGGAAATAACCGTCGTCCACTGCCATCTATGAATGGTAGAAATCGCAGCGAAACAACTCACGTCGCGGAAGGCGTGAACGATCAAGCAAACGCTGAAGATTCTTGGGATTTGATTGCTCGTCGCGCAATGGCAAAGCACGGCATTCAAGTGTGACGTTATTTCATTCAACAACCGGAGTAAGCAATGCTTAGTACATATGCTTCCGGCACTCTCGATACAGTCATCCACTCGATGCTGGACGGAAGTCGCCGCAAGCTCATCATGGCAGCGATCAAGTCGAATGCTCTTGTAGCATTCGCATTCGCTTCCGAGCGTGTTGAGACTGAGACGGGTGCGAATATCACCAATCCTCTCATCGTCGGCCGCAATAGCAACATCACTTCCACTCAGTACTACGCACCGATTCCCGTCGCTCAGACGAACGAACTCGATACGGTTCGCTTCGGTTGGTCGCGTGTTGTCGGTACGTACATCGTCTCCGAGCAGGAAGAGGATGAGAACCAAGGACCGGAAGCGATTCTCAAGATCGCGAAGGTAAAGATGCAAGTGTTGGAGGAATCCATCACTGAGCGTTTCTCGACTTGGCTCTACGCGACTGGAAGCGGTCTCGACCCGAATGGTCTGGGAAATCTCATTCCCGACGATCCAACTACTGGCAGCATCGGCGGCATCTCGCGTGTGTCGCAGAACCAGTGGCGCACGTCCGCGTATCAGTTCTCTGGTAACTTGGACGCGAGCAACATTGAAGAGGCGTTCGACGACATTCTTCTCGACTTGACGCTCAAGGGCGAAAAGCCGGACGTGATCGTTGTCGGTCGCAATATCTACCGTCTGTACCGTCAGGCTTGCCGTGATCGCACTATGATTACGCTGTCCGAGACGAAGATGGGCGGCAAGATGTTCGATCTTGGCTTCGGTGGTTGTTCTCACAACAACATCCCGATGGTGTACGATGAGGATTGCGGTGTGAACCGTGCTTACTTCATCAACTCCAAGTATCTCCGTCTGCACATGTTGAAAGGCGTCAACATGCGCGTCAAGAAGCTCAACTCACCGTGGAACATGGATGCTTCCGGTTCGCGTGTCCAGTGGCAGGGTCAGTTCTGCATCTGGAAGGCGTATCGTACGCACGGTCTTGTTCGTAACGGAACAACGGGGTAACGCATGGGAATGAGAATGGACTATGAGGTACGTATTCTTCCAGAAGACTACGTAACTCATAGACTCGAATACGCATTCGAGGATGATCCGAAGCAACGCAAGGATCGTTACGGTAATCCACGACAGAAGATGGTCACGAAGCAAGTTGAAGAACGTGGCGGCGTGCTCATCATCGTGCGTGGAAAGCCCGGTCACAGTATTCGTCTGACATCGTTGGATCAGGCGCTTGACCTAAAGTTGATTGATACAGACACGTTCAATCGACTGACAGAGCATAAGGACGGATTGCTTGCAATGCGTCCTCGTCTCATCGACACAGGAACAGGTGAGGAAGTGAATGAGCAGGGCATTCCCCTGAACATTGCTAACGAGCTTGCGAATGGTACTACAATGCCGAGTGGCGCTCCACGGAATGCACGCGGCAATGTGGACACTGACGTAGACGTGAATACGACTGGTGATGAAGACATCGCTGGTAATGATCTTCCTGTCATGGAAGGCCATGAGCACGTCTCAAAGACAATTGATAAGCTGGAGTAACCTGTAAATGTCTAATTCACTCTCTCGCCCATATGCGGATTACTTTCCGTTTGGCGTAAGCCTTCGTGTTCCCGGTATGCAGTATGCGGCGGATATTTCTCTGTCCGGTCCGTACTGTGCAAAGTGGTCTGCACCGCTCGCGTTGAGTGCGAACGGTCTGCTTGCCGCTGGTCAGATGGTGAACGGTTCCGCGTTTAGCGTTACCACATTCACTGCTGGCGTCGGTACTGCAACTGCAATTGGTAACAACGGACTTGTGCCAATTGACAGTCTCACGATTCGTTCGCATTGGGGCCGTAATATTACTGCGGTTGCTTCTGCTGCGAACGCGCGCACGTTGACTGTGACTGGCTATGACTATCTTGGAAGCAAGATGGTTGAAGCGTTGACCATGAACGGCACTACTACTGTGCAGGGTCTGAAAGCATTCGCGTGGATCGAATCGCTCGCTCTCTCGTCCGACACTGACGTTACGACTGTCAACGTCGGATGGGGCAATAAGTTCGGACTCCCGTACAAGGGTGTCACGATGCAAACTGAAATCAAGAACGAAGCGGTTGCTGCCAACGCTGGCACGTTCACTGCGGGTCTTCTTGATGCGACGACTGAGACAAGCACGAACGCGGATTGCCGTGGTACGTACTTGCCTGCTACCGTCATTCCCGACGGCACGAACGTGTTTGAGATTTGGTACATTCCAAATCGTACGAATCTTCACGGTCAAGCTCGCCCGACGAGCTAACCAGTGTGAGAGGCGCCGCGGTGGTCTTGTGTGTTCTCCCACCGCGGCGTTTTCTTATGGAGTTGTGAATGGCAGACAGTACAGTTGGTGATGCAATTCGCGATGTAGCGCGTTTCATGGGCATGGTGAATGGTCAGAATATGACCCCATACTCAGACGACGCTGCAATCATGTTTCTCAAACGCGCACACAATATGATTAAGGAGTCGTCAGAGAACGATGAAATGGTTCTCTGGCGCATTCGCACGCTCGACGGCACGACAGGCAAGATCACAGAATTGATTACGGATACAGAAGACTGGAAGGACATCTTCCGCATATATCACGAATCCATGCAAACGCCTATGACGAAGTTGAGCAGTTATGCGAATCCCCTTACTTCTACCTTGCTATTTGGGTATCGTGGCCTTGATCCTGCTAGTGATGCTGGTGGAGCACCGGGGCGTGGTCGGTATCTAGTACAGTTCTATCCTGAGACGTTGCAAGGACGCGTGCTCTTTCACATTCACCGTCGCATTGATTGGACGAATCGTGAAGAAATTCTGCCAATTGACTATGATTGGCATGTGTATGAGGCAGCGCACATGTGGGCGTGTCAGGACGGCACGAATCCCATTCAAATCGACAATCTCAATAAGTTAAAGACTGAACGCAAAGCACAGATCATGGCGAAGGAGAATTCACGTCCCACTACTTCACAGCCGAATCAACTAATGCCGAATGATTGGTGGGAGGCAGACGCGCCGTATGCTTAATGTCAATATCCTAAAAGAAGCAACGTCGCGTGACTTCTCTGGTGGATTGAACGTAGCTGATACGGAACTCAATCTATCGAGCAAATACGCGCGTGCGTTGGATAACCTTCTTGTAGGACTTGATGGTTCGTTGCAGTTGCGACAAGGCACGAAGTGGTTTGCTTCACTTAATGCGTTGACCGACTACTCCATTGTGAATATGGAGTATTTCCTCACGAAGCTCGTTGCAGTTGACGAGATTGGACAAGTATTCACGATTGATGGTACTGGTGTTGCTACTCGTATTTGGGATGCGGCGATTGCAGCAGCGACGAGAGTAGGACTTACAATTTGGAGTCCCACACAACAATGTCTATTCGTTGAGTTCAATGGTTCGTTGATTATCACGAATGGAGTGGATAAGCCTCTAACTGTTTCGTCGTCGTACGTTGTAGACTATCTCGCTGATCTTGGCACTGGTAGCAATATCAATGTGCCCATCGCACTACTCTGTGAAAAGTTCTCGCAGCATGTGATCTTCGCATCTGGCTCCATGCTCTACGTGAGTGAGAAAAACGCAGGAGGCACATGGCTCGGCGATCCCGGAGTACAGTTCGCAAACAACTTCGATATGAAGACGTATGTTACTAAGGGAAATACCACAATCGTTGGCCTTGCAATCTTCAAAGGCTATCTACTCGTTCGCTTCCAAGAATGCATCATTCCTGTGCAGCTTGTGGAGACTGTTGGTACACCTAACACTCTTACTCTGTCTGTATCACCTGATAGTATCATTCAGAACTACGGAGCAGTGTCACACAGGACGCAGCAAGACATTGGAGACATGGCTCTCTCGTGTGACATCGTGGGTGTTGCCTCGGTAGAGTTGTCCAAGTTTACTCGCGTCCTCTCACCAGATCGTCCGTCACGTTTGATTGATCCACTTCTACAAAAGGCTATCAACGCACTTCCATCCAGCACACTCAATACAGACGCATTCAGTGTGTACGATCGTCGTATGTCAATGTACATGTTGTTTTTGCCAGATGCGAAGAAGCCGTATCAGCTGAATTCTACTGGCTACTGTTACCGCTACGTGGATCGTCTCAACGTTGAGTCATGGTCACGGTTCGTTGGTTGGAATTGGCATTGTGGTGTTCGCTCTAGTGAAGGTAATGTCTTCTTCACACGCGAGAATAGTAGCGACATCTTTCTACTCGGTAATGAACAGACAAACCCACTGAACGCTGATTTCGTAGGCGAGCAGGAGACTTTCACAGATGGTACTGACTTCACAGACGACACTGGATTCTCTCCGGTTGTCGATGTGAACGATAGTGGACTTCCTATCAAATGGGCGTGGGAACTTCCGTGGAGTGATTTGAAGCATCGCGCAATGGCGAAGACGCTTCGTTACATGATGATGGATACAGAAGGTTCAGCGATATTCAATATCAAAGTGTTCGTGGATAACTACTACATTCAAGCGAATAGCGGTGAGGAATTCGACGACGAGACGCTGTTCGATGATGATACTGGATTCGATCCATTCGCTGATCCACCATTCATAGAAGCACTATCAATTGACATGGTAGGACGTGATCGTGGTGGATTCGGACTAGACGCATACGGCGATCTCTACGGTGGTGGCAATAACACAGGAACACAACTCGTTACAGAGGCTCCAACGAAAGGCAAGATTGTGAAGATTCGCTTTGAAGGCGAGTCACTTGAAGCACTTCGCTTCGTCGCAATCACGTTGCTGTATCAAATGGGCACTGTTCGTAGCTTTGGAGTTTAATAATCGTGACAAGCCAAGTTGATCCCACAGTAATTCCAGATGATCGCAAGGTTCGTAAGGCTGACTTGCGTGAGCAGTTGGAAATCATCGCGCAAGAACTTACAGAGTTGGAAGATGCTGTATCTATTCCACGGCAATCTGCGTTCAATTTTGAAGATGATCCACAAGCTATTCCTCCGCCAGCTAGTCTTACAGGATTGGACGGAAGCGGCATTCTCGTAACTGCTACTGGATCAAGTATTGCACGCACGCTTGCAGCTAGATTTGCTCAAGTATATGATGTTCAAGATTATCCAATTCCATTCAACGGTGTGACGGATTCGACAGCAGCACTACAGAGTTTGATTAACGCTGTACCGAATGGCAGCATTATCAACTTCTCGAATCCGAATGCGATATATGTACTGACATCTACACTCACGATGACAGACAAGCGCAACGTGTGGCTTGTCTCTGGTCTTGATCCTCGCAACTTTGGACAGACACCTTCATTTTTATGGAATGGCGGCAATCACGGTGTCATGGTTGACATGGTGCGCTGTCAGAATTGCCATATTGAAGGGTTCACTTGGAATACAACGGGTGGCGTGACTGTCGATACTGTTTTTAACATTGATGGATATGCACCGGGCAACATCTCGACACAGAATGTCATTCGCTATAATGCGATCAATCTTTCCAACCAAACCAATTCTGCTACGAAAGCCATTGCGATTTCTGCTACGGCAGTTAATAACTGCGAGAACATAGATATTTGGGACAATTTAATCGTTCTATCTCCTTCGCTTCGTCCACTAACCGCTGGCATTGGCATTTGGGTAAGTACAAGTTCTAATGCAAAGCATCATCGCGTTTATAGAAATGCTATTACTCAAGGGACTATTGGTATTCAAGTCAATAACGGTTCCGTTGACATCCAACATCTAGGTGGTGGATACAACGCAACTGATATTGAAATACTCGGAGCTTCTGAACCAATCTATATCCGTCAAATCGACACTGAAGGTAGTGGTGTATCAGTACACTTCATTCCAAGTAATCAATGCTTGACGCTTGATGATTGCCGTTTTGCTAATGGTGATCAAACGAATGCTGGTGGTTTCATTAAAGTTACCGGCCTTGTTACGATTCGCAATTGTAGCTTTGAAGCGCGTCCTCCTGTTGGCGGCACGTTGATTGAATTCAATGGAACTGGCGCTCTTGGACTAACGATTCATGATTGTATCTTCCAAGCCAACACGACGTATGCTGAA